ACCCTCTAGTGCTTTATGTCTACAAAACTTTTCATATTCGTCCATAAACCATTTTTTATGGTCATCAGTGACTTTGTTTGTAATGTTGTCAAACTCTTGACCGATTTTAGCTTTAATTTGTTCGTGTGTAGGCAAGTCGCCATACCCATCGACGTGCTCACGAATAAAATCCATCACAGGCTGATATTTACGCACAAAGTATTTGCTACTAGTAATTGCATTACATCGCACAAACAAATCTTTCTCGGCAAGCAAAAATTCTATATAAAGTTTTTGCAAGTCCTCTGTATATTCTTCACTCATTCTTCAATTTCGCCCGATAATTTTTTAGTAATATACTCATTATATGTGTATATCATGCGCCAATCTTTACTTTTAATTGGTACTGCTCCATTCATATCCATTGTTATAACGTATTCATAGTAATATGTCAACCATATACGTTCGTTGGTCACATCGCTACGTTTTGGCGACCATGCAAACTTTTTAATCCATTTGCTTTGCAAATCTGTATACGCACTAATGTGTTTCATCTTATTTACACGCTTATAAAATTCTTCATCTCTAATATTGTAATCATCTACAATAGGATTTTGCAAGTAGCTGGATTTTTGTTGTGTTTTGTTTAGCTGCATCTAATATACTCCTTACTGTAAATAATCTTCCATATTGTTGAACAGCATCAGCAGCGTCTTTGCAGCCTTCCCATGGTGGAAAACTTACACTCCAGCCTTGTGCTATTGCAATTTTAACTAGTTCGTTTCCAGCACGATCTGCATCAGGTATAACTATGACTTCTTTTTTTAAATCATTAATTAACTCACATTGCACTTTACTAGGTGTGTTGCCGCCAGTTGCAACACCACCGACCAATAGTGCATCCAGTTGGCCTTCAGCAACAATAATGTACTTATGTTTGTGTTGCTGATCCAAATTGTAAACAAAATTCTTTGGCATTTGATGATAGTACTTGGGTGTTTCTTTATCTGGTGTATTTCCCACCCACCGAGCAGTAAACCCTACTAGTTTATTTTTATAATAAAATGGAAGAATAATTCTATTAGAAAAATGAGAATACGGTGACCAATACCATTTATCGTAAAAACCTATGTTTCGAGATTCTATGTATTCACAGGCTTTGATAAACTTTTCTAACTTAGTATTTGTTAATGTACTAGTGTCTACTTCAGACAGTAATGCACTGTCTTGCGGTAAACTGATTTCAGGCCAGTTAATAGATTGTTTTTTCTTTTCTTCTATCTTAATAAACTGTCCTACGATATCCTCTTCTTCTTGTTGTTTTAAAAGTTCAAAGTTAATTCTCTGTATTTGCGCAGGATCAGCACCTAACCGTTCAAGTAAATCTTTAAGATTGCCCGCAATGCGACGACCCGCTGACCAGCCTGTTTTAAATCCACAGTTGAAACAGTTGTATTGAAACTTTTCGTCGTCGAACAAAAAGCCGCCACGTTTGCGCTTATCTTGACTGTGCCCACGCATAGTACACATCGGGCAGTTTCCACTAACCCAACCGCTAGGAGTTTGTTTCCACCCAGCCGGCATATTTTGTTTAACAAAATCCAGTACTATCATACTACCATGTTACAGTAAAATATTGATTATGTCAACTAAATTAGAATACGTCACGTACTTCTAAAACGTATGATAACCTGTTATTTTGATCACTATGCAGTCCATATGTGCGCCCGCTGTTATCGGTATAAGTAATAATAATATTATACAGCCCAGGGGTTATCTCTGCGATTTCAGACTGAGTGATGCGCAAGAGTGCAATACCTCTGTCATAATCAAAAGGAATAAGAGACTTATTTAATACAGTAGTTTTATCATTATCGACAATTTTAGCATTAAATGTTTTTGTTTGTAAATTTTCTGGTTTACGATCAGTACTTACAATAAAAAACTCAATGTCAGTGTCAACATCTTGATAAGCAATCAACGGCTTATGATTAGACACACCGTGATACGTAGTGCCTTTACGAGTAGGTACTAATATTTCACTTCGTTGATTGTATATATAGCCTGTACTTTGATAATTCATTTTTAAATCTCCACTACTATTTATTTGAATAAGTAATAATACAATGACACATATACCACAAAAATATAAAAAGTTATTAGATGACTTTCCGTTTTTAACTCTTGTTTCATACGGAAACAGTGAGTATCTCGGCATCATGCAAAATGTTGATCATCAAATTGCGAGCATGTACAACTTTGAAAACATCAAATCAACTGAAGCGAAGCGTGAATTTTTAGATCTTGGCGAGGAATGGTGGTGGGGGACAAATAGAATGATACCCATCAACATTATTTTTAAAAGTAGATGGGAACAATTTAGACCGACACTAACTACGTTCAGTCTAAAGAATTTTGAGATTATTCAGGGTCCTAGTATTAGCCTAAATAATATAGTCCAAAAACGAGTTAAACGTAGAAACATCCAACTAGTAAGAAAATTATCTTAACTGTTCGAACAATTCTTCAACGGTTATAATACTGTTGCGTCCTTTAGCAATATTTTCACTTGCAGAGATAACTCGCAAGTTTGCAGGATCGCTTGCTACATTCACACTAAGTCCTGCATAATAACAATCTAATAATGACAATTTATGATCTACATGATACGTCTGTTGTCCTAAAACATATCCATTTTCTTTTGCCCATTTCTGTGCTATTAGTCTACACTTGCGAGCATATGCTCTATAGTCTTTAGCATCTTCGGGTAGTAGTATTGCGTTTGCTTTTATAGCACTAATACTTTTATCTCGAGCTTGTTTGTTATACACAACTTGCTCTTCAAATACTTTCTTAGTTGCTTCTTTACGCTCAACTGCACCTTCCCAACTTTTAGCTGTACGTTCTGCTAGTTGCTCTAAATACGCAGGACATTCTTGATACTTTTCTTTGCATGTAAGTTTGCCGCCTGTATTTCGATGTGTTGCGTGATTGCCGCAGCCAAAGTGACATTCTGCATTTTGCGGTATAGGTTGATGTGTTTTTTTATGATATGAAAACATAGCTGGAGTATTTGCTACGTAATTACATTCTGGGCATTTGCGTGGATACTTTATCATACTATTATTTATCTAATAGATTAAAAAAGCACACGCTATTCTTGCATCATTTGTTCACATAATAAATTCATATGTACTACAATAGCAGTAGAATATGCAACAGAATGTGATTTTTTAAAATAGTAAGCATCGCTGCCAGGTGGCTTAATCCAGACTTCTCGGTTAATTGTATTCCAGTCTGTGTTTAGCAAGTAACGCTTTGCAGGTCTAATAACTGCAATAGCTGCTGCTAAGTCTTGTATACTTCTGGGCTTTAGTTTTTTAATAACTTCATAATGGTTACCGATATGAAATAATTGTTCAACAAATTCTTTGTGCTCCAATAGTTCCCACAAAGGTTCTGAATTCATTAGTGTTAGTAAATGTTCTTCATCACGCACATCTTTGTAGATACTAACATTGAGCATATCTAACTTAAAAAATCCAACATCATCAGCTTGCTTGTGGTCTAGTGTACACAGTCCTTTAAACGGATCTGTAGGAACACGATGACAATAAACACCAGTGTTGTGCTTTCGATCTTTCAAACGAGCAGGAATGTGCTTTAGTTTAGATAGCACTAAATCTCTACTAGAAAAGTCAATGTCAATATCAGGCATTTATTTTACTCCAATGGTATTCACCGTCTTTAGGTGTGTTACCAATATACTCTTCGCCTGTTTCTCTGTCAACCAATTTCCACTTCATTGGTGCTTTTGTTTTAACAATTAATTCTACAGGTTCACTTAGTTCGTATACTTGCACACCATCTTGCAGTTCTCTAAAATTACTCAACTCTTTCTCCGTCTATGATATGTTGTACCCACGCAGCATCCTGCGGGCGTTGTTGTGTTTTCTTTCCCCAATAGCCTGCATCAATACAATCTGCTATTTTAGAAAAACATTCTTCATTCATTGTGCTCAGTGCGTTTTGTGCTCGTTTACTACAAATGATTATCCAAGGACTAATTTTGCCAGACTCTACCCAATCAGCAATTGTGTATCCGCCTGCTGTTTCCCAGAATGTTTCAAAATAAGAAGTTTTACTAGCGTTCTCTACAAATCTTTCTAACGCTCTGTCTACTGTTTCTTTTTTCAGATGATCTTTTATAAACAAAGCATACATTCTGTCAGTTGGCCAGTCTTTAAGTTTTGCATTTTTTCTTACTAGCCACCTTGTGTAAGATTCGGGATCGATTACACGAGTGTTAATACAGTAGCTACCAAACTTTACAAAGGCACTGAAAAACTGACTATCAACAAAGTCCTTGTACTCCTTGGGCTTGTGTTGCATACTAAGTCTATAAAACAAATCAAACGCAGTAAACCCAGCTACGATTTCGGGAGAGTCTTTTGATTGCCATCTTCTCTTTTTTTCACAAGTGTGTGCTAACAAAGTGCTTTCACGTTTGAATGTCTTTTTACAGAATTCACACTTCATTATTTAAAAATATCCTTAATTTCTTTTTTAGTCAGCCCTTGCTGCTCCATACGGTCAACAAAGACAGTCTTGTCATTTTCTTGTGCTAGAAGTTCAAGTTCAGTGTCGTTGTATTCTGGATATTCTTCAGCCAGCCATTCGACTAGTTTATTTTTCTTGCCACGCTTGCCCGGCGGTATCCATTCGTGATATTGAGGTTTACCGTCTCCTGCAAGTTGTAGTAACTGATGCTGTAACTGCGGATGATGTTTTAAGGTGTTAAAATTTACATTAGTAAACTCGTTGACTAGCATCAAATATTGAGCTGCATTTCTACCTTTAACACTACTAGCCCAGCGCATTTGTGTCCACATACTCTTGCCGAACTTTTCACGTTCTTCCTCAGTAAGCGTGTCCCACCATTTTCTATCACGAGTATCAAGAACTCGCATTTCATTTTTAATATTCAACTTGTCTGTCATAGCCCTATTAATGTCCAACCGTGATTTTGTATAGCATTTAGTATAATGAATGTACCTACTACTATTTCAAACAGTATAAGGCATGTACGCACAATTGCAACCTTATCTGCTTTGTCGTCTTGATCAAATGCCTTGCTACCAAGTGCTTTTGCCCAAATAGTCCACATTACCAAAGATCACCCGTACTTAATACATCTGGAATTTTGTTAGTTTCTTTAACTATGAATATGCACTGTGGGTTGTCGCTATCATCCAACGGGACCGTTAAAATGTGTCCATATTTCAATTTAGGAAAATACCATTTCACTTCTTGAAAGATGTTAACGATTTCGATTTCATCAAAACTGGGAATGAATCCTGTAATAGGATTAAACACAAAACTTTTAAATCCCCTGTCGTTTAAACTTGTAATAGGCAGTACTTCTGGGTCTCCCACACTAGGATCGCAGCAAATAATACTCCAGTCTAGCGGCACTTTCATTGTACGTTTTCCGATTTTAAGAACTGCAGCTGGGCTGCTGAAACTTTCCAAAAATACCAATGGCACAAAGATGTAGTCTGCGTTTTCTTTATCTGTGTAGTCTAATACACAGTATCGTATGTCGTCGATTTCTTCTGGAACAAAATCAACATCATAGCTTTCGTTATCTACTGTTAAGATTTTCATTTATAATTTACTTTCTCCACTTTAAATGGGTAATTTGCGTCTTTGTAAAATCTCTTGCGTTCAGTTAAGTGGCGTTTGCTGAATTTTGCACTAGACGTAATATCCCAAATTTGCACATGATCTTTATCTTGTGCTTTACGTATACCTCGACCAATTGACTGAATGACCCTTACAAAACTTTTACCAGGTTCGAGCAATACTAAATTAAAGATACGAGGAATGTTAATACCAACTGCTGCAACACCATATGTTGCAATAATGATTTTGTTATCTGCTCCTGCAATTTCATCATATTCGTCTTTGCGATCTGATGTTTTCATTGCTCCGCTAATAAACACGGTATCCTCGCCTAACCGTTCGATAAGTCCTTCGCCTGCTTTGATCCGATCTACTAGCACTAGCGTATTACCGCTTTTAGCCATATTAGCTATCATCCCACTGAGATAATCTAGTCTGTTACTGTCTGTTGTTAAGTAAGTTAGTTCGCTTTGATAGTTACCAAACGATACAGTATCCTGTAACTGTACTACATTAACATCACAGTTTGCTAGTACACCTTGGTCTTGAAGATCACTGGCTGCTAGCTGATTTACAACTTCGCCTAGTCCAACTTCCAGTGTCAGTCTTTCATGATCTGCTTTCGGAATAGTACCCGTTAGTCCCCAGCGTATTGGAACATTTCTAAAGCTACCAGTTAATAGTTTTTTAAGTACATCGGCTTTTGCTTGGTGCACTTCGTCTACCATAATACACACCACGTCTTGTGCAAATTCATCCAAGCTCATTTCGCTTTCACCGTCACGAAAGCGTTTTTCAATCAAGTTCAAACTTTGCCACGTGCAAATAGTGTGTGTCTTACCGTACTCTTTACGGTCACCAAAATATACACCAACGTCTAAGCCCAAGTTAATGTAGTCTGCTTCGGTTTGTGTAACCAAGTCTTTGTTAGGTACAATAACAATACTGCGGCCATACGGCTCAATCAAATTACTCAGTGCTGCTGTCATTAACGTTTTGCCCGCACCAGTTGCAATTTCTTGAATGCTTTGATTATTCTCTAAAAACTTATTAATAATATTAACTTGATAATCACGAAGTACAACTGGCTGTCCTACTGCAGGGTGTTTGTCTGGCCACAGTTTGTGAGAAAAATGATCTTCTGTTATTTCTTGAAAGTCAAACTTCCATGTGTTGCGGTTATCTTCTACCTCAAAGTCGTATTTGTTTTCTTGCAAAATTGGAATGATATGAGGAAGTGCATTTACAAATGTCGCACCGCCGACACTAAAGAAGCTAACGCACCCGTCCCATCTGCCAAGTTTGTAAGCAGGAACATGGCGTGCATACGGTAAAAAGAACTTCAGTTTATCCATGCACTTTCGTCTAGTCTGAAGATCAAGGCCTTCGACTTTTACGTTTACTTCGTCTTTGAGAATAATTTTACATTTCATAGTATGATATTATAACACATTTTAATTGTTGTCAAGGCTTACTTAAATACTTATATAAAGAAGGGACTAGTAAGATATCTTACTAGTCCCCGGGCAGTCTGACAGCGTGAGTGAGAGTGACGCATCAGAGGAGTGTCCACTGTCAGACTTATTTTTTAAGAACGTTTCATGCAGGTCATTTCTACATAACGTTCCCACTTATTACCGTTCATACGTTTCAGATCGGCAATCTTGAGTACCATACGCAGGCTCATCTCACGGATCCTACTACGGTTATTAAAAATGTAATCCAGCAAGTCATCTTGTTCTTGCTTAGAAAACATGTATTCTTGCAGCATACCGTCATCTACGATTTGCTTACAGCGCAGAAACTTGTCTCGCATTGTGTCTAGTGTCAAGTCCAAGTAGTGGCAACGTGACATAATAGCGTCGAGGTGATCTTTAATCTTACCACGTGTTTTATCAAACTTGAGGTTAGTAATAAAGATAATCGATCCTTTAAACTCAAATTGGTCTGGAACACCTGCACGTTCTAGTGCACGGCTTTCACTGCGCCAGCTAATAACACGCTTTGGGCTTGAGTCTAGTGCAGCTTTTAGCAAGTTGAGGCTAACTTCGTCCCATAGTACACTATCGCAGTCGTCTAGTACAAGCACTGAACCTTTTTCTGCATAGTCGTACAACAATTTGTATAGACCAATCGGCGATGCTGCACCTTTTTCCATTCCAAACCGCATGCCTGTGTTGCCGCTGCCGCCGCTCATTTTATTCATCATAGCAGCTTCACGAATTACTTGCTCAACTCCGTAGCTTTTACCTACGCCCGGAGGTCCTGTGACAACCATACCACGTACAACGCCGTCGCAAGCAGCATAACTCATATCTTCAAGGATTTGAAACCGTTCACGCAAACGTTCGATAATTTGCGCATCTGTTTCTTTTTTAGCAGTAGTAGTCGGAACCGCTTCACCGTCTTCTAACAATTCAAAATACTCCGGGCTTTCTACCTTAACACGAATATTGCCGTCTGGCATACCTGCATGTTCAGTTGCGTCTACAGTAATGTAGTTGCTTTTGGCACCTTCAGTATAGCCTTTAACTAAGCTGAATACTGTGTCTGTAACAGGCATGTTACGATAGCTTCCGTTACGAATTAGTACTTGTTGCATGGGTCTCACTCCGTTTGCTTCTCTGTCTACATATTAACAATACAGTCTAACAAACATGCTGTCAACCAATTTCTTCAATTTTTACATAATTAATTACAGATTCTTTGCATTTACTAAACTTGCTAACGTCATGCGTTTTTACTTTGCCAGTAAGAATAACGTCCTTGCCTTCTAGTAAGCCCGAAATATTAGGTTCCTTAGAGAAGAAAAATTTAACAATATTATCATCTTGATTCACACAAGTAACCAAATGAATTCCATACTTAACAATAAACTTTACATCTTTAACAAGTACGGAAAACCGCATACGTTCGCCTATCTTTCCGATGAACTCGCTCTTATCTCGCATACTGTCAAACCAATCTTCCAGCGATTGACGCTTTTCTGCAACACGACAGCTATTAGGTAAACTTGCAATAATACTGGTGCCAAATCCGTCAGTTGTTTCGTTGCCAACTGCTTTCATAACACTGTCTTCAAAATTGTTCAGTGTACCCATTAGTTTTTTGGCAACTAAATCGGTACGGAAATGTTCACGAATTTCACGAGCACGTTCAGCTACATCTTCTGTAATCTCGGGCATTTCAAACCCTTCGGCGCCCGTCATGTAGTTGAAAATTGTAGTTTTATTATCGTACACCATTTTTTCTTTTTCAGAGTCGTAGTACCCAAAGCCACTTTTAACAAAGCCTTGTGCATCATCGACATATACTGCCAACTCAAGCACTTGCTTCACGTTGTACTCATATGTTTTCTTTTTCATCTCGGACACCTTATTGCTAACGTCTACATGTATAATATAGCGGTTCTGGAATTAATTGTCAATAGAAAACGCAAGAAATGAATCCTGCGTTTTCAATGACTTATAATTTTTATCGAATACGACGACCGTTTTTGTCAACAAACTTTACTTGTGCTGACTTAAAGTTTTTGATTTTGTGTGCTTTTGCATACGTAACACGATATTCATACAACTCCTGGAATTTTTTTACACTTTTTGTAAACTCCTCAAAACAGTAATTGTCCTGACGCTTCCAGAATTCTATTTTGCGGTCACATATTGTAAGTTCCTGAGTTGACTGATGACGCTCTGTTATGTCGTCTGTGTGTGTTTGGATAAAACGCAAGTAAAACCAATTTTCTAAATGTTTTTCGATTTGTGCATTTGCGTTATAATCCGAAGCACGAAACGGTCGGCTACTTGTGAAAGGTTGGTTTTCTGAATAGAAAAAATGCATTGTCACTCTCCTCTGTCTAATGCAAAGTGAGTATAGCAAATTTTAAATAGCAGTGTCAACCGTTTATTTTGTAATTATTGATAGTGTCTGTTGTCATAACACCATTGATCCAATTTTCTGCTGCATCTTCGACATACACAAAACTATTATTGGGATATTCGATTTCTCCCAAACGAATGTCATCTTTGTAAAAGGTGCAGCTTAATAATTCGCCGCTTATAGTAATTATTGCAGACTTCTTATTGTGTTTAAATGTTTTTAGGATTTTCATCGATTTTCTTTTTTTAATTGCTTTGCTTCGTTACGCAACTGCTTAGTTGTGCTTCGTTTAATTTTTTGTTTTTTTACTTTTTGCTTTTTAGCGTCATCAGTCAAATCTTGAACAATTTCATCTACTGTATTATTCATTGGGTACAAATCAGTATTTTTCATACTAGTATTTATTTTTTGACTGTTCGGTACGCACCTTCGGGACTGTTAATTGCTGCTACTAGTTCATCCCACATGTCTGGGCTCATTTCGATTGCTTCTACTTTATTACCGTCTAATACTTGTCTAATGTAAACGATGTCATCAAACAAGTGCACTTTTACGTCTTCTTTGTGACCGGTGTCATCTAGTACAGTAATTTCGATTTCATCGAATTCAAATTCAACAGTAAACATTATGTATTGGCACCTTTTCTATACACACAAACCGCTTGGCTTCCTAGTTTAAAATGTCCGTTGCCATTTCCCACGTTATTAGACAATACTTGCCGAGCTTCGAAGCACTCGTTCATTGTATTGTATGTTCCCTCCACTGCTGACTCTAGTTTGTCTTCAATGAAGACAATAAAAACTAAAGTCCACATAGCAGTTCTCCTATATTATGGTATCCCGTAGGGGAATCGAACCCCTCTTGCCAGATTGAAAATCTGGAGTCCTGACCGATAGACGAACGGGACAAAATACGTTGAGCAGTTTTTGGACCTGCTTAGGTCATCCTGGGCACCATTTGCTCAGTTGTTTTACAAGGGGAACAAAACCCTTAATTAATGTGATAGGGAGGATTGCAGTCTACCTCCAACAACCTAGTAAGTATTATCATACGTTCGGTTGCGCCTAGCATCAAACAGTTACGTTCGAAATACACATCTTCGTGTCTCCACGCTCATGTGCTGCCACTACAGCTACTAGCCAAGTTATCGTCCTTACGAAACGACATTTCCTTGCACTATCTTTCCAAACCCCGTCGGGTTGAAACTTTAAAAACTTTGGTGCGGGTGAAGGGACTCGAACCCCCAAGCCTTGCGGCGTCACGACCTAAACGTGATGCGGTTACCAATTTCGCCACACCCGCAGTTGTAAGCTAACCGTTGGCTTACGTGAGCTATTTCTGGTAACTACCCAATCTTGGTGCCCCCACGAAGATTCGAACTCCGGACATCTTGATTACAAATCAAGCGCTCTGGCCAACTGAGCTATAAGGGCGTTATCTTCTTACTCTACAGTTAGGACACCAATCTCCGTGTGCTAACTCTGTTTTACATTCACTGCATGTTGTCATACAGTATTTATTCAAGTGTTTCTTCGTCTTGCTCAATTTCAACTTGGAACGAAGAGATCATTTGTTCTTTGAGATCATCTTTATTAATAGTTCCAGTTTCTAGCAATCGAAGTGCATTTACTGGACTTGATGCTTGTTTGCTTCGTACTAAGAATGCACATGCTGCAACCATGTCAATTCGGTTAATGCCTGTGACATCCATTGCTTCCTCAATAAAGACTCTTCCCATTTGTTGTAACCTTTCATTGTTACTTGTTGTAATTTGGAGCGGGTAAGGAGAATCGAACTCCTATCATCAGATTGGAAATCTGAGGTCTTACCATTACACAATACCCGCATTTATTTGGCACAGGTGGCGAGATTCGAACTCGCTGAGCTAACGCACTGGTTTTGGAGACCAGCATACCTCTCCAACTGTATCGCACCTGCATATTTGTTATTCTGGCAGAGAGACAGGGATTCGAACCCTGGGAACCTTTCGGTTCGGCGGATTAGTAATCCGCTGCCTTCGACCACTCGGCCACCTCTCCTTATTTTGGTACTCCCCACAGGACTCGAACCTGTAACCAAAACGTTATGAGCGTTCTGCTCTAACCAATTGAGCTAGAGGAGTATTTGTTATTATGGCAGAGAGGATGGGATTCGAACCCACGGAACGCTATTAACGCTCGCTCCCTTAGTCAAAAATTGGATGATGTTCAACTAATGTCTCTATCCATTCTTTATGGTGTCTTATTCTGTGGCAGTTAGAACAAAGTAAATCACATTTGTCTAACTCTACTTTAAGGTTTTCCCAGTTAGAAGTTCTATGATTTCCCCAGTGGAACTCTTTTTCTGTTGGATCTCTATGATGGAAATCATATATCCATTGGTTACCTTGAACACCACAATCTAAGCATTTACCACCTAAGTACCTAACTGCTTTATCTTTTATGTCTCGCTTGCGTTGATGCACTTCCATTGTGTGACATTTTTTACACTTTGTTTTAGCACCATTGCTTTTGTAAAAGTTATCTGGTTCTGTATCACCACATCGCTTACAAAGATAATTACTCATTCCTTAAACTCCCCTATGTTAAGTTATTTATCCTTAACACAAGAAAAGTTAAGATATTGGCGGAGCGACTGGGAGTCGAACCCAGTGTACCAATTAAGGTACTACAGATTAGCAATCTGCTGCATTACCGTCCTGCCCCCGCTCCGTTTGTGTTAGGCTCTACCCTCCCCTCTGGGCGATTTAACTAACGAGGCCTCTGGCGCTAGTACCTATTTTGGCTCCCTGTGCTGGGCTCGAACCAGCGACAATCTGATTAACAGTCAGACGCTCTACCAACTGAGCTAACAGGGAATAAACTTTACTTACAGCTACACAGAAACTTAGCATAACGACCCCCGGACGGCCCTCTGTTAGTATATCTGTGTATGTGTAAACAAACTCTACTTACAACCATACACCATATCAACACTACTTCCCTCACCAGGATTTTACGGCTTCGGCAGCGCTACCTATCCTACCTGTCACGTTTCATAGCTACTTGATGTATGGCTGAAAATAGAGTTTTAAACTCTACTTACAACTGCACTGCTTGCAGACTCGAACTGCGGATACCCGTCGGCCATTTTGAGGACCACCTCACGAACGGAATCGAACCGTCTTCCT